GTTCGGTCGTGGCGGCACTCAGATCGGCGTGTCGCGAGCTCGTGACATCTCAAACCGTCGAGCTCTATCACCGGACACCATTCAGCGGATGGTCTCATACTTCGCACGACACGAGATCGACAAGGACGGCGAAGGCTTCAGCCCCGGAGAAGCTGGCTATCCATCAGCTGGACGGATCGCGTGGGCTCTATGGGGCGGAGATCCTGGCCGAACATGGGCCGAGAACATTCTCAACGAAGAAGAACGCGCACTCGGAGAAATCGACGAGCTAGTCGATCATGCCGACGAGATGACGAACCGCGCACTCGTAGAACAGATACTCGCGCGAGTTCGCCGTCCGAGATAAACTCACGACAGACCGACACCTCGCCGGCCGGATACGAGCACCTCGCCAAGAGCGACACCCTCTCCGGATCTGGAACGACACCCCGGCGGACCCATACCAGCTACGAACGGGAGAACACCGTGAACGCATTCCTCAAGAACCTCCAAGAAACACGCGGAGCGAAGCAGGACCTCATCGAGGCAACCCTGAACCGCGCCGCCGAAGAAGCTCGTGACGTCACAGACATCGAAGTCGCGAACATCCAAGCACTCACCCTCGAGATCTCCAAGCTCGACGAGCGCATCGAACAAGTCACAGACCTCGAAGTACGCAAGGCAAAAGCTGCCGAGCTTGCCGCATCTGTCGAAGGCGAGAAGGTGGAAACACGCTCAGCCGCACCGACCCGCGTCATCTCAGAAGAAGCGACCTACCACGAGCGCTCATCGAATGACTTCCTCTCCGACGCAATCGCGGCCGAGTTCGGTGGAAGCTACGAAGCCCGTGAGCGCATCTCCCGCTACCAGAACGAAGTCCGCATCGAGAAGCGCGACTCAGGCACCGCAAACTTCGCCGGCCTAGTCGTCCCTCAGTACCTCGTCGATCAGTTCGCGCCACTTCGTCGCGCTGGCCGTCCGACCGCGGACATCTCCGTGAACGCACCACTTCCCGCCACCGGCATGACCGTGAACCTCGGCCGCTTGACCACAGGCATCACGAGCTACATGGCAACAGAAGGAACAGCCGTCACAGAGTCAGATCCAGACGACACACTCCTCACCGTGAACGTTCGCACAGTCCAGGCGATGTGGGACCTCTCGAAGCAGGCATCCCTCCGCGGCGTCGGCATCGAAAGCCAGCTCCTCGGCGATGGCATTCGTTCCTACCACTCGCTCCTCGACGCGAACATCATCAACGGCGACGGATCAGCACCGAACCACCGCGGCATCCTGAACACCTCCGGCATCAACTCGGTCACATACACCGACGCGAGCCCAACGTGGGCAGAGTTTTTCCCTAAGTTGGTCGCCGCCGTCACCGCCGTGTCGAGCAACTTCTACGGATCAGCAACTCACATCGTCGCGCATCCTTCGCTTATCGGATGCTGGCTCCGCGCATTGGACACCACGAACCGCCCAATCTTCGGACCTACCGCTGGCAACCCAATGAACGCCGCCGCGACATACGACCGTCCGGACTACCTCGGTGGAGGCCTTCAGATCCTCGGCATCCCCGTCGTCGCCGACGCGAACATGCCGACCAACCTCGGAACAGGTACCGATGAGACCGCCGTCATCGTCGGAGACTTCCGCGAGAGCTACCTCTGGGAAGAGAACTCCGGTCAGCCGTTGTACGTCCGCTTCGAGGAGCCATCAGGCACCAACGCGATCCGCACGATCCTCTTCGGCTTCTCGGCATACACCGCCGGCAAGTACCCGACCGCGTTCTCGAAGATCACCGGAACCGGCCTCATCACCTCAACCTGGGCCTAATAAGCCCACCTACCGGCCCGGGGAGCACATCCTCCGGCCGTCGGAAGGTTCACATGAACATCGACGCACTCATCCGCGCATACGAAGAAGAGCTCCGTGGATACATCCGCCGCGGTCTCACCGAACGCGCTCGTCTCGTCGAAGCAGAGCTTCGTCGGCTCGGTCACTTGCCAGGTGTCACGCCTCGCGAGGATGTGCTGGCCGAGCCGATGAGCACCCCACAATCCACGCCAGACGCGCCAGACACGCCCCAGACGGACGCGAAGAAGGCGTCCGCACCTAAGAGGCCCACGACCCGAAAGAAGCGCTAGAGATGGCTATCACGAACGGCTACGCAACACTCGCCGAGCTGAAGGCGTATCTCAAGATCGACGACTCGATGGAAGACACACTTCTCGAGAACATCGTCGAGGCCGCGTCTCGCTCCATCGACCGCATCGCGAACCGCCGCTTCTATCTCGACTCCACCGCGACCGCTCGCCAATACCGCCCCGCCGATCTTCTTCGCGTCTTCACCGACGACTTCGGATCCACGTCGGGCCTCATCGTCAAGACAGACCCGAACGACGCCGGCGTCTATGCGACGACGCTCACTCTAAACACGGACTACATCGTCGAGCCGGTGAACGCCGCCGCGAAGGGTCGCCCGTGGAACTACATCACCATCGTCTCTGGAGAGTCGTACTCTCTTCCCGTGAACTACCGTCCCCAGGTCGAAGTGACCGCCCGATGGGGATGGCCATCAGTACCGGACGACATCAACCAGGCGACGCTCATCCTCTCCGCCGATCTTTACAAGCGGAAAGACTCGATAGGTGGAGTTCTCGGTCTCTCCGAACTCGGCGCGATCCGCATGTCTCCACTCGGCCGCGACATCACGGCGATGGTCCGCGCCTATAAGCGAGAGTTCTTCGGATGATCCCGTCCACCGTTCGCGCGAACCTGAAGACCGCTCTCGCTCCGGTCATCACGCGCATCTTCGACTATGTGCCGGACCAGGTGCCGACACCATGCGCCGTAGTTGGGAACATCACGATCACATTCGACGAAGCTCAGAACAGAGGCCTCGACATGGGTGAGGTCGATGTCATCGTCATCGTGTCGCGCATGAACGAACGCGGAGCTCAGGACAAGCTCGACGGCTTCCTCGCCGGGTCGGGAGCTGGCTCCGTCAAGGCCGCACTAGAAACAGATCGCACACTCTCGGGAGCGCTCGCGACGCTCCGAGTAGTTCGCGCGGCACCGATCACGATCGAGGTCGCCGGCGTCACATACTTCGCGTATCAGTACGAGGTGGTACTTCATGGATAGTTACAAGATCATCCACAAGATCGCACTAGGAGAGCCTGGCTCTCTCGTGTCGAAGGAAGAGCTCGAGGAGGCAGGCGTGAACATCGACGCGCTCATCGCTTCGGGTCATCTAGAATACGCATCGAAGCCCGCTCGGGCTAAGACCCAGACAGAGGAGTAGCTCATGGCTCAATACATTCCCATGACCCAAGTCACCGTGAACTCGGTGAACATCGACGACAGAGTGGTCTCATGTGTGCTCACACGCGCTAAGGAGAGCCAGGACGTCACAACTCAGGCAGACACGGCTCGCAAGTTTTCAGGAGGCCTCGAGTCCGTCACCGTGGACCTCGAGATCCAACTCGACCAGGCAGCCGGCGAAACGACCGCAACACTCGAAGCGCTTGTCGGCTCGACGACGACTCTCGTCATGATCCCATCAGCTGGCGCGGCTTCCGCGACGAACAGGAAGTACACCGTGACCGGCGCATTCCTCGAGTCCTTCTCAAGCATCGACGGCGGCCTCGGCTCCATCGCAACTACGACCGCACAGTTCACCGGCGGCACTCTGGCGATTACGAACTCATAACGACATGATCCCGAAGCTCCAGATCACCGTCCAGCACATCGACGGGATCGCCGGAACCTATCCGGTGAGTCCGTGGGTAATCGACCAATGGGAACAGATGGCGAAGGCGTCCTTCATGAAGACGTTCGCATCTGTCGAGTCCGCCGACGTGGGCCACATCAACCTCCTCGCATTCCTCGCGGAACGCCAGGCAGGGGGAGAGGTCGCGTCATGGCGTGAGGCCTACATCAAGAGCCTCGAAAACATCCCGACCGTGGAGGTCGTAGCAGACCCAAAAGAGGCGGAGGAGAGTTCCGACGCTTCATCGCTGAGCTAGCTCTCACGACCGGCATCTCGCCGCGTGAACTACTAGAGAGCGATGTGGACATGCTGAACATCCTCGTCGAGCTACTCAACCAACGCGAGAAAAGAAGGCGCTAATGGCTCTCAACAAATACCAGAAGCAAGCCGCCGCGAAGTACCGCGAAGGAGCGATCGGCGACCTCGGCGGCCAGCTGGAGATCGAAGGACTCCGCGACGTTCAGAAAGCGATGAGAAACTTCTCCGACGACTCACGCAACGACATGAAAGAAACACACCGCAAGGCCGGCCAGATCGTCGTCGATGGTGCCGCGCGGTATGTGCCGGTCCGAACGGGTGCTCTACTCGCATCACTTCGCTCCGCACCAACTCAGCGCCAGGGCCGCGTCCGTGTCGGATCCGCCGCCGTACCGTATGCCGGCCCGATCCATTTCGGATGGCCAGCTCGAAGCA